CTTTAATTTCTCAGGCATCACCAATACGGTGCAGCAGGGGATGCCGGTTCCTATTTGCTATGGTCGCTGCTTCATCGGTTCTGCCGTGATCAGCAGCGGGCTTGACGTGGATCAACTGATATGACAGAATCCGATGATTCGCTCCAGTCAGTCCAATACGGCAGTGTCCTGGACCTGCTCAGTGAAGGCGAAATAGAAGGCATTGAAGGCGGTGTCAAAGGTATCTACCTTGATGGGACACCAATTCAAAGCGCCGCTGGCACCGATAACTTCACCGGCTACACGCTTGTTACGCGCAATGGTACGCAAGCGCAAGCGTATATCCCAAACACAAATGGCACAGAACTTGAGAAGGGAGTCAATGTAGAGGCATCATTTACAGCAGCAGTCACAAGGACAATCACAGACGTTGATGTTGACCGTGTGCGCGTTACGGTGCAGATGCCAGCGTGCCTGACTATTGAAACTAACGGTGACATCACAGGCAACAGCGTCCAGATTGAAATTCAGGTTCAATACAACGGCGGCGGCTTTACGGCGGCAGTATCGGACACCATCAGCGGCAAGACGACCAACAGCTATCAGCGTGATTACATCCTGACGTTGAGCGGTGCGTTCCCGGTTGACATCCGACTAAAGCGCACATCGGCTGATGCAACCAACGCACGCAGTCAAAACAAAACCTTCTTCTACAGCTACACAGAAATCATTGATGAAAAGCTGCGCTATCCCAACAGCGCACTAGCTTTCCTGCGGTTTGACAGCCGGCAATTTAGCAACATCCCTGCCCGCAAATACTTGGTGCGTGGCATCAAAGTACAGCTACCAAGTAATGCCACCGTTGACACCACAACGTACCTTGGCCGCGTCACCTATGCAGGTGTCTGGGATGGTACGTTTGGCGCCGCTACATGGTGCGCAGATCCAGCCTGGTGTCTATGGGATCTACTGACCAATACGCGCTACGGCGCCGCGATACCAATCAGCAGTCTTGATCGGTACGATTTCTTCACCATCAGCCAATACTGCAATACTTTGGTCAGCGATGGCAGAGGCGGCCAAGAGCCACGGTTCCTTTGCAATCTCCTGCTTAATAGCCGCAACGAGGTTTACAACGTCATCCAAGAGTTCACGGCATTGTTCCGTGGGATTGTTTACTACGGTGCTGGCACATTGGTGGTTGCTCAAGACAAGCCATCTGATCCGCAATACGTCGTCACGGCAGCCAACGTAATTGATGGCATTTTCAACTACTCAGGTACATCACAGAAGGCGCGTGCCAGTACGGCAACGATTGGCTATCAGACCTATGAAGGTTTGGGCGAGGTTGAGTTTGAGTACGTCGAGGATGCCGCAGCGATCGCTAAGTACGGCATCATCAACCGTGATGTGAGGCTGATCGGTTGCTACAGCCAAGGCCAAGCGCATCGTGCTGGTAAGTGGATGCTGCTGAGCGAGCAGAACCTCACGGAGACCGTCACCTTTGCGGTCTCCATCGACAGCGGGATCGTGCTGCGGCCTGGCATGGTCATCAATGTTGCAGACCCCCTGAAGGCTGGCTCACGGCGCGGTGGGCGCATTACCAGTGCAACGACAACCGTCATCACGATCGACAGCATCGAAAGCCTTAGCGTCATCGTGGCAAACAGCGCCACGATTAAAGTCATGATGCCAACCGGATTGGTTGAGACGCGAAATATCAGCAACATAAATGGCCGATTTGTAACTGTTACGTCAGCATTCAGCGAAGCGCCTAATGCGCAATCAATTTGGCTTATTGAAACATCTGACGTTGAACTGCAAACGTTCCGTGTTATTACTGTTGCAGAATCTGACCCTGGTGTGTTTGGTGTAACTGCACTGGCGTACAATGAGACTATTTACGCGTCAATTGAAAGCAACCTAAAAGTAACACCGCGTGACATCGCAAACCTTAGCACTCATCCAGAACCGGTAAGCAGCATCAGTGGCGTTGAGTTTTTATATGAAAGTGGCCAAAGTGTATTGACTGGTTATGACCTAAGCTGGATCAGTCCAGTTCAAAATACTGCTAGCTTCCGCGTTCAGCATCGTCTAGACAATAGTAACTGGATTACAACAGAAACAACATCGCCATCATTGCGCATCGGCGATCTTCAGGCTGGTACATTACAGGTGCAAATCCAAGCATTAAATAGCCTTGGCAATGCAAGCGTCATATCACTTGCTACGTTTAACTTAGTTGGCAAAACTGCCGTTCCAGGTAATGTAGAAAACTTAAGCATTGAAGCAATCAGCGCCAACAGCGCACGGTTGCGTTGGGATAAAACGCGGGATCTTGATGTTAGGACGGGCGGCCTTATCAAGATTAGACATAGCTCAAAGACTGATGGTTCGGCGGACTGGAGCGATTCTATCGACTTGATCCCAGCTAAATCTGGCACGCAAACAGAAGCCATCGTCCCGCTGCTGGAAGGTGAAATCCTGGTTAAATTTCAAGATGATGGCGGCAGGCAATCAACTGATGCAACAAGCGTCATTGTTGACCTACCAGAAGCACTAGGTGCACTGGCAGTCGTAAGTCGCCGTGAAGATCAAGATAGCCCGCCATTTCAAGGCACCAAAACAAATGTCTTCTATAGCGAGGAGTTTGATGCTTTAGTATTAGACGGAACTGGCACTATTGACACAATCCTTGATTTTGATTTAATCCCAGCATTTGATTACCTTAGTGATACATGGCCAGAAGGTAATTATGTATTCACAAACACCCTGGACCTTGGCGCAGTATTCAGCCTTGACTTAAGTCGCTACTTTGTCACCCGTGGCTTCTTCCCCAGCGACTTGATTGACAGTCGCACAGCCGAAATTGACTTTTGGTCTGACTTTGATGGTGCCGTCAATGACTCGGTGAACTCAGTCTTGTACTTACGGCGCACAAATGACGACCCATCCGGCACGCCGACATGGAGTGAATACCAACCCTTTGTGACCGGTACGTTCCTGGGTCGAGGGTTCCAGTTCAAGGCTGTATTGCAATCAGGTGATCCGGCAGAAAACATCTTGATTGATGAACTCGGCTATGATGCCACGTTCCAGCGCCGCACTGAGCAAAGCAATGGCAACATCGCCAGTGGTGCTGCCACCAAGACCGTGACCTTTGAGAAGGCATTCTTCACCGGGACAGCATCCCTCGGTGGCGTCAATGCCTACCTGCCCAGCATCGGCATCACAGCGCAAAACATGGCGACAGGCGATTACTTCACGCTTGGCACCGTAACCGGCACCACCTTCCAGGTCACCTTCCGCAATGCTGCCGGTACGGCCATCGACCGTAACTTCACCTACACGGCAGTTGGTTATGGACGTGGGGTGTAGAATGGTGCAACAATCACAGGCTTAACTTATGGCCCCCCAAGCAGACTATGTCGTTTCGAATGGCACTGGCGCGGCAGTGCGTTCCGACATCAACGGACAGCTTGCCGCGATCGTCAGCAACAACAGCGGCGCCACAGCACCAGCAACCACCTATGCCTACCAGTGGTGGGCTGATACCACGACCGGGCTGCTGAAGATCCGCAACTCAGCCAACAGCGCATGGGTGACGCTGTTTGAGTTAGACGGGACATTGATTGCGTCTGACATTTCACTGGGTGCCGGTACGGTTGGAGCGCCTAGTTTGTTTTTCACTGGGGACGTTAACACCGGCCTATTTTCACCCGGGGCTGATACGCTCGCACTGGTAACCGCTGGCACAAATAGGGTTCACGTTACCTCTGGGGGACTGGTAGGTCTGGGAACTAGTAGCCCCAGCAATACTGCTGGCTTTAGTCAGCAACTTCAGCTCACAGGAAATATTCCATGTATCTCTATTGATAACACTGGAACAGGCGCGAATAAATACTCGCTTGGCGTAAATAGTACTGGAGCACTTGGTTTTTGGGATAACACTGCATCTGCCTTTAGGATGTATATTAACTCCTCAGGCAACGTAGGGATTGCCACCACTGCGCCCAACCGCAAACTAGAAGTATCCGACGCTTCTGCTGACAACTTTATTCGCGTAAATACAACAGGTGTAACCAAGTCTGGCATTGAGTTCGCCAGCGGTGGGACAGTTTATGGCCAATTGTATTTCAATAATGTATCTCCCTATGATCTTTCATTACTGCAGCAATACACTACAGGGTCGCTGATACTTGGTACTAATAACACCGAACGCGCCCGCATCGACAGCTCCGGCAGGCTCATAGTTGGCATTATTGCCAGCCCTGCAAACCAGTTGCAAGTTTCAACCGATTCCGCTGGTAAGCCATCAACTAACACATGGACGATTGTTTCAGACCAGCGCATCAAGGAAGACATTGAACTAGCCAATCTTGATCTCTGCTACGAAGCAATCAAAAACATCCCACTGAAACGTTTTAAGTGGAGGGATGAAGTTTACACTGACGAGCAAGTACGAGATCGCCGCAAGCTAGGATGGATTGCGCAAGATGTTGAGGCTGTATTTCCCAAAGCAGTCGGCACGTATGAGTTCAAATATAACCAGGTATTTGAAGAAACAATTATTCCAGCAGTTGAAGAAGAACTAGACGCAGATGGCAACGTCATCACACCAGCGCAGCCAGAGCGCACTGAGCAGGGAGATCTGATCAGTGAAGATGTAATTGAAGATTGCCGAGACCTAAACGCAGACCAGCTTTATGCAGCAATGTATGGCGCCGTCCAAAAGCTGATGGCTAAAGTCGAGACCCTTGAGGCCAGCAACGCTGACCTGCTTGCGCGAGTGACTGCCCTGGAAGCAGCGTAGTTCCAACTGCATGAGCAGGCGGCTCCTACCAAGGCGGCTGGTGTGCCGTGGGCCTAGAGCCGCTAAACTGAGCTGACGCTACTGCTGGCCATGATCGAAGTCATTGCCGCCCTGGTCGGCTCAGCGTTCACCGCCTTAGTCATGGCCACCGGTGGCGCCATCCGTGGCAACACCTCCAACCGCGAGGTGGTCACCCGGCTCACCGTTGCCGTCGAGAACGTGGCCACCCGCCTCGAGGAGCTTCACGTTGACATCCGCGCTGATCGCAAGGAGACCTTTGGTCGTCTCAACTCAGTCGAGCAACGGGTGTCGAAGGTTGAAGCAAGGATGACAGACTGACCCACAGCTACCGCAACGCCATGACCGACCGGATCGCTGAGTACATCGCCGTTGCTATCGCCGTGCATGGCGCCGCGGTGGCGATCGTCAACCTCACACCCACCCCTAAGGACAACGAGGCCCTGGGCCGTTACAGCAGGATGGCTGTCAAGCTTTACCGGGCCGTCGAGATCCTCGCCGGTGTCGTCACCCCGCTGGTAAAACGCTGAGGTACCAGCCGCCGGTTCCCCCGGGCATCCACCTGAGGTTCCAATTCTGGCGGCTGTAGACCACGCCAGCGCCCTTGGTGTTGGTGGTGTAG